AATTCTTCTCTAAGAATGATAAATTGTTTAACCATATCTGATCTAACTATATCATCCTTTTCAAATTCAATGCAATCGAAATACGACATTCTTTTCAGTATTTCCATAAAGGAATGAAGATGGCTTCGTTCTTTCTCTTTAGAGAGATCTGACTGTCGATAATCTCCTGAGAAGATAATACGTGAGCTATCTTTTAGTCGTGTGATAATTGTATTGAGTTCGTTTCCGTTTAAATTCTGACATTCATCGACGACCACAATCTTATCTTCTAGATTGATTCCGCGCAAATAAGACGTTGTGCAAAATTCGATAAGTCCCTTTGATTTGAGATATGCGTATGCATCTCCTCTATTAAATAGTTCGCTGCATATATCCGCGTAAGGAGCCTCATAAAGAGCGGCCTTTTCCTTAATGTTCCCTGGCATAAATCCAATATCTCTGCTAGGGACGGCTGATCTGATAATTGTGACTCCTGCAGCTCCCTCGCTTCCATTATCAAGGATGTCTTGACACGCAAGATAAAGCGCAAGGAACGTCTTTCCCGTTCCACTGAATCCATGCATGAGTAAATTCTTGTCATTATAGAAGGAATTGATTGCACTGGATTGTCGTGGATTTTGAGGTACGATAGGTCGAAGTCTGAATTCATTTTTGGTAGACTTTTTAAGTTTACGTTGTTGCCGATTTGACAATTTTACGGGAGAAGGAGTGGCAACGGAAAGGTGGCTCATATGAACGTCCTTTGTTAAATGTGAGACTGAACATTCTATGTCCTCACCCAAAGTTCTAACGGCCAACAGCTTTATCTCTTGCCTTTCTGTATTTCTTAACAGCTTGTCGTTTTTTAGTTGCGGTAATACCTTTATCACCATACCGTTCGCCAATCTCAGAATAAGGATTAGCATCAGCAATACGTGAAAGCATTTCATTCCAACCACCGTCAGTTTTCTGACTATGGTTAACACCTGAAACAAGTCCAGGTGCTTTTGTGATAATGGCTATGATGTGTGGATTGTCTTTGAGATACTGAACCTTCTCATTATATGACATCATTTCGTCAAATTCTTTGCCGGTTTTAGTGTTTTCAAAAGAATAAATTGGCATTCTAATTTCCGTTCAAATCATTATGGATTTTTTCTATGGAGTTTGATGTATTCCACTGAAACAATCCTGGAAAAAAACCATGTAAACAGAGAACAAATGAAGCTTTAAGCAGGCGGAAAGAAATCTTTTGCGCAAAACAAAAATGTTCCCACCAACTTTTATTGACTACTTCAAGATGTTGTTTTGACTTTTCTATCATATTCTATTTATAAGACTGCATATGTTTTGTAATGAACATTTGGTAAATCAATAGAGATATATGGTACATTTTCTGGAAGGTAAAACGTAAATGTTACATTACGATTTTTTTCTACTATCCAAGAGATATATCGAACACGAGAGATACTTTCTTCAAATGTTGCTTTTGTCTCTGTACTATAATTCTCTGTTCCTTCGTATATATTGCTTTCAGCAATATTCTTCTCATAAACAAAAGAATCGAAACCAACTAATCGCAGATCTGTATAGCCACGTTTGATTGCTTCAAGAATAGCATTTGTACCAGCATTTGATCTTGGAGTAGAAGAAAACGCAGGAATTTCAGCCCAGATTTCTCTTGGTTCCCAGCATTCTTCTTCGGGAGGTATAATCACTCTTGAGGAAGGAAATGTGCTACATTCAATCTCAGTAATGATACCCTCATCAATAGCTACCAGATAATCTGGTACATTATAATCAGGAGCATAATCTCTGTAGATTGCATTACAACCAAAGATAGTCATATTGTCGTTAACACGAGCTACCTCTCTAAGATCAATATCTTTACGAGATAGGCCGTTGCCAACAATCAGTGCTTTATTTGGATTCATGACCTACAAGTGCCTCAATGTCTTGTTTGTCCAATTGAACAAACTTCTTTTTCTCACGTTTCTTTTGCTTTTTGAGAGCTTTCTTTTTACGACCACCAACTTCTTCATAGGAATAGTTGTCATCGTCGAAATAACGTTTCCGGTTTCGAAACGTCTTTCCCATTTTACTTCTCCCATCCTTTGGCAATACCAGGAAACGCTTCTGCTACAACTTCTTTGCTGACCTTTGAATATTGCTCGGGAAGTTTCTTATCCTTGATAGCAATAAGAAGTCTTGCATCATCAGGATCAACACTTTCAAGCAGCTGAAAGAAGATACGTTCGCGTTCAATAGGCTTTGACTTATTTGTCGGCGTTTGAATAACATAGTCCAGCATTCGTGCACGATTATATAATGCACCCTGTAGATCATCAGCCTTGTTCGCAAAGTTGATTGCCTCGTCTGGAATGTTTCCTTCTGGTAATGCAAAGACGACTCGTGGGTCATATGCAAAACCTAGAACTTTCTTAAGAGCAGCAGATGAATTCTTCTGAAGTATAGCAACACGATCTGCCTTTTTGTTTTTTGAGGCTGCTTCTGCCAAAATTTCTGATATACTTTTAGTCATAGTTTCGTAAACTCCTGTGCACGATCTGTTAGATTTTTAAGTGATTTGGACATGAGATAGCCAAAGATATCTCTAGGTGGAGTAATACCAGCTTCCTCATATGATTCAAGGATTTTTTGTTTATGCTCTTCAGGAATAGTACTAAGATCAATCAGTTCTTTATTCCGATTATACTTTTCAAGCATACGTTCATCACAAAAATCTTCTGGACTCAATTCAGCCCATTCGTTGAGCTTCTTAGTTCGAATAGGTTTTTGCCTCTTTTCTGTGAGAAACACATCATCGTCTGATAGGAAGTTAGGAATGCCATCACCTCCATCACCTTTCATGATGTGCATATGAAGAAAACGAGCAGGGTTTTGTTCACGAAGCATCTTCTTTTGAATTGGTGCGTACTGTTCTACGTTTCCATAGCGCTGCAATTGCACGAAATCTTTATCACTTGAGATGATGACAATCTTTTCACTGTTTTTGGTGACAAACCAATCTTCACCTTTTTCTTGAACAAGGACAGCGATAATATCATCTGCTTCACATTGATCGACTTTGATAACACGCAACCCAAGATATTCAGACAGTTCACTTCGAATTTTATCGAGAATATCAAACAGCATGCTCCAATTTATAGTAGATGCTTCACGTGATTTTTTACGAGAGGCTTTATAGTATGGAAAGATTTCTTTACGCCAATAGTTCTGATCATCACAACAGATAATCATTTCTCCATGGTCAGGAAATTTCTTTCGATAAAGAAGCAGACTCGACAAAACCATATGGCGAATGAGTCCTTCCTCCATGTCGGCTTCGTTTCGAATTTGCTGAAGAATATTTGATATACAAACTTGGTTAAAATCAACAAGAATCATTTTCACATAGAGTTAATTAACTCTCTCCTTCTGGTTCATCTTCTAATGAATCAGCCATTGTCTTAAGGAATGGCATAAATGGATGGTCTTGTCCGACAACGTCATAAAGTGCAGCCTGCAAAAGATTACAAATAAGCTCATGATATTCAAGAAATTCTGGATCTTCCCAGTCAATATCATTTGCTTCCATATCAACGAGAATTTTACGTGCTACTGAGTCTGTAATAAGATGTGTAATTAAAACGGCCCGATGTGTATCTTCGACTATTTCAACACCTTCTTGTAACTCAGGAGAAGGTTCTTTGAGTTCAACTTTTTCTCTTGTTGGGAACCTTATAACGTTATTGCTCAACGACCAGTATCCATTTGATCCTCCTATTCTATACCTATTTATAAGGTAAGTCAACTATTTACCACTTACTTTTTAGAACAATATCGTCTTCGTTTGGATTGTCACTTTTGACTACAATTTTATCTGAATTGATAGCAATGGTAAATGGAACGTTATAATTAGCAAGGTTTCTTTGATCGGTTGAGGGATTTCCTAACATATCACATCTTGGTTGCAAACGTTCCTTTTCAATATTTAGTTGAACACGATATCCTGTTTTCCAAATTCCCTTGAAAAATGATTCTATTACTTTATGGTTCTTACTTGACGGAAAGTCGTCCAATGTTAGAACGATAATTTTCGGAGATTTTGGAGGTGTATTTAGCAATTCGCTGTTTGGATTGGATGCTATCATTTCAAGCACCTCAGGATGATTGTGTTTTCGTTGAGTCGGCCGTTGAGTTTACCCGGCTTCGTTTTGATAGTATCCAACAGCTTACGAAGGTCAGGCTTTGAACCAGTCAGACAGGCCTGAGTAATCTTTTCAATCGCTGGACCACGGAGCCGTTTCTTAGCTGACTCCTCTTTGTCAAAGCCTTTGATCGTGCTGCCTTTAATTTCAAGACCTTCACGACGTTCACTGACATATTTGCCAATCGTATTGTACTTTGTATTGAAGATCCAGACTTCTCGAGCACCAACAATATTGACAGGATCAACAGAGACAAGCTTAAGCTCTGACGCGTCTTTTTGATAGTTGACCTTGGATACAATCTTTTCTTTAGAACGAGTACGCTTCCGCTTAATGATGCGTCGGCGTTTCTTGTTCTTCATCCAGATTTCACAATCAGCAATCAGACCATTGATAAAGTTCTGAGCACGCTTGATGTCCGCTTTCGAATAGCAGCTATAAGCTTCTGCAAGATCATCATCCGTAGCAATGGCGTTAACCTCAGCTTGCAACGGCAGATAATAATCATGAATGACTTTTACCTGAGGACGACCAATGACATTCAGATTAAAATAATCGTAAAAACTGAAATCAACATCACCATCCCAAATTGCATCAACCTTTTCTTCAAAGATTGCAATATGCGCATTAGCAGCGTCAACAGTTCGTTGATAAGGAGTCCTCTTGTCGAGCTTCTCTGCTTTGATAGGAGGAGCCTTAGGAGCAGAAGTTTCCCAGCTTTTCGGAAATTCTTTGGGAGCTTCTCCAGCTTTACGGCGAAGAAACTTAGGAAGATTAGGCATTGACGAGATCATTAAGAGAAAACTCCAAAGTAGAGATAAACGACGCTAAAGAAAAGATATAACGCTACTGACTCTTTGAGAAAACTTTTCATTTTGATTTGTTCCTTTCGAATTGTTAATATAATTCTACCAGGAAAAGGATATTTCGTCAATAGTTTTTTCACAAAAAAATAGCTAACGAAAACAGGCACTTAGAGCTAAGGCCTTGAAATCGTTAGCTAAAAACATTATAGTGTAAAATCAATAGGTTATATCTAAGTGCCTCTCTCAGCATCAAAAATCAGGAAATCGCCATTTTCGTCAATTTTCTGATCCTCGTAAGGAACAGCAATTCGACGATACAGTTCCATCTTGGCACATTCCAAAGCACCGATCATTTCCTGTATTTGACTGTATGCCATATTATCAGACAAATCTGGATGCAAACCAAGAAAATTTCTTACAAGTGTACAGACAATATAATTCATCTCTGCACCATTTCTTGGAGTAAAGTGATTAAGACCATAATCATGAAAATGCTGATCTATTTTTCTACGAAATTCATCACGAATATACGGCAATTTTTTTCTCCTCATAATAATATACTTCTGCGTATTCAAGACCCAGTTTCAAATCGTGTGTTTCAACCCACCTAAAATTCTTATAGTGAGTAAAAGCAGCATCTGAAACATGATCGGCTTTCGTGCTTCGGCCAACACCAATTCCAAAACACGGTTTATCGAAACCATAAGCCATTCCGAGTTCTACGAGAGCACCTCGTTGCTCATCAGCGGGTTCCGAATAGATAACGAAAAAATCGCAATCATAAACATCCTTAAGACAGATTTCCCATAGACGTGGTTTATCGTTAAGAACAATTGGATGATCTTTACCCATTTCCATCCATCGTCCATTGATATTGAAACCCCACACATCGCGTGCTTTGAGAATTTTAGGAGCATGCCAGACTTTACTAGCTACATAAATTTTAGGCTTAGCAGATTTCATAATATGCTCCATTGATATTCTCATGAAATCCATAAAGATCTTCTTTTGTATTGATGATCTGTCGATAACGATCAATTCCTTTGATTGCCCAATCCCATTCAGACTGATGAACATCTGTTGGTTCTTTTCGTGTAATGATCAGATCTTCTAACCATTTTGGTAACCCAGGTTCACGAACCCACCAAATATGTCCACCGTTTTCGAGAATGGCTTCAATCTCATTTTGAAAACGAACATCTGTAATGACTGTTTTTTCATCATGTTCACGTCGTTCGAATAGAGATTTCACCCAGATATCGTCGCCGAAAACTCCACGCATAGCTTCAGTACCAATCTTTTGTAACGCTAATCGAGGAGTCAGAATACCATCGTTTAGATCAGGAAATACGCCTGCCCAGTTTGGATCTGGTTGTTCTCGCCATTTTCTGCTCTCAGGAGTATCTCCTTCAAGTGCTTTCCTGTCCCATCCAAAGACAATAGAAGCCACATCTTTAACTGGTCCAGCAAATGCACGCTTTTTGAATCCATAATAGTATTCAAGATAGTCTCCTGTAGTACCTTTACCAGAACCGATAAGACCGATCACTCCAATAATCATAATACACTCCAAATAAGATTAAATTCACTCCAACATAAAGTGTAGAGATAACACCCATAGTTAGAAGAAAACAAATAATGAATATATTGATCGGTTTGATACTATCACAGAATTAGAGCTGTCGTCAACTCTTTTTCTGGTGTTGAGTCAAAATGACAATGCACATAGTAATTGAAAAACTCTCTATAAAGATGAATTTTATTCTTCAAACCATATGTTCCTCTTAAAGAGCTATAGTTTGGTTCTACTTTAACTGCTACATCTTCATAATCAGATCTACCAAAAGTGAATACTGACTTCCTATGAAGAATGGCTTCTAATCCAGTTCCACTATTGACTGTATAAAGCGCTTGGCAGTGTTCAAGAAGAGTATGGATATTGCTATCTTCAGTCCAGAAAGAATTCTTGTATCCAAAGTTTTCAACCATACTTTTTAGTGGAACCATGGCAGCACGATTGATTGGATGTGCTTTGATGACCAAGTTTAGATTCCACAGTTTTGCAAAGTTTAAAACAGACTTCAATGCATTTTCTACAGATACATTACTTTGATTAATGACATTCTGATCATGTGGCAGTTGACACGTAAAAAGAATGAATGGCTCGTTAATCGGAGGTAAAGCACTATCCATAGGCTGTTCGAACTTACTTTTTCTTTTCACAACAAATTCATTGATGTACTGATGAAAGTAATCTTCAGGAGAAACGGATTTATCAGACAGTGCAAAAGTATTATCTCCACCCCAACCAGATATATCTATAGAAAACAGATGAGGAAATACTGTTTGCATGTAATATCTAACAGAACTATGAATTTTACTCCAAGTTCCATAAAAAGATTTTGCACTATGATGAGGAACGTATGTATGATCAGCATTATAGTATGGAAT